CAACTGTTAATAAAAATTTAATTATAAAATCATTAACCATTGGTTTTTATGAGATTGAAAGTTCGGTTATTCTTTTCAACCTTTTCATCGAATTTATGTTGCAAGCGTATTTGTATATTGATGAAATAATACAAATCCGTAATCAATACAACATCTTTGTTTCGGTCCCCGTGGGGTCTTATCTACAAACAAAGAAAGAGATTTTATTTTATTTTTAAACAAAAATATAATTAGCACACATTTAAAATATTAAAAGTTGATTTAATTTTTCAATTAAACTAGGCAATTTTCTTTATTTTGAACGGCCAAAAAATGTTTCTATTCATATTTTGAAGATTTACAAATTTTAATCCTAAAAAAGGATATAATTTAACTTCTACTCTTCTAATTCTTCGATTACCTCACCACAATCACAATCTTCACTCCAAAAATTTTGGAATTTTAAATGATTATTATTATTTGGTTTGTAATCAGGACTATAGTCAGGTGATAGAATTTCCACCATTTCTTTATAAGGAATAAAAATAACAAATCCTTTAAGAGAATCATTTAGAGATACAATATTTTCCATTTTTGTTATAAAATCATTATATTGTTCTTCTCCAAATAAACACATTTCTCGAAAAGCTCCATCAGCATATGCACTAAATTGCTCTTCAAAATTTAAAGGTGTTTCATCTGGTTTCTTCAACCAATGAAATCTTTTCAAGATTGAATCACGCTCAATAGGTGCAACAATTGCATTCAAATCAACATGATATGTGAATTTTCTCTTTAAAAAGGAAATCTCATCAATAGTAATATAAGCTTGGGAATCAGATTTCTTATCAGCCATTGTATATTCTAAATCTAAATCCTCAAATACTTTTTGGCAAGCAGTATGAGTGAACCAATGGCAATGAGATTTTACTCCCATTGCATTATCATCACCAAAAGTTGCTAACCTAATATTATCAGCGAAAGATTGTTTAATATTTGGCATCAACTTGTAATATACATAACGCATCATAATAGAATTACATATACTATTAAATTGAACTGTTAAACAATGTCCTGATGGAATACCATTCGCAAAACGAAATAATTGTCCATCAATTAACACATTAGGATTAACAGCATCAGATAAACATCCATTTATCATATTCAAATGTTCTTCACTAGCACCAGCAGCTTTATACCAAGACAAAATTATCTTAGCAGCTGCAGCTGATATTTGTGCAGCCATTCGAGTATCATATCC